CCAGCACCGTGACCAATAGCAATATTGAAGTCGCCATTTTTATTTGATTGTAAGGTATGGCTACCTAGCCCTATATTCCCAGAGCCTCTGACATTACCCGCCAGGGCCGTGTAACCAACACCAACGTTATAATCGCCATACAGGTTACACCCCAGGGAGAATGCTCCAACTGCCGTGTTATCAGCACCTTGATAGTTCCCATATAGCGATTGGTATCCAAAAGCACTGTTTCCAGAAGTTATATATCCTGGAAAGTCGATCTTGCCCAGCGCTTGAGACCCCCCCCTTGTGGATGTAATTTCTGGCGTTCCAAAGTTTGCTGTGATCAAAGCTTGATCGTTTAAGAAATTAACCGTAGAGTCAACAGAGTTTGTTATGACAGTTCTGAGATCCAACGGCGATATTTGCTGAGTACCATTGTCTGGTATTAGCTCATTAAGGTTGGATATGAAATCATTTTTGGTTAATTTCATTTTGTCTTCCTACTATTTAAAGCTAATTTGTAGGGTTTCTGCATCAAACACGGGGCTATCCCCAGTATAAATTACTCTGGGGTTGTCAAGCGTCGAGTGCATTAACAGATTACCAGAACCATAATCTCCATTGTCCGTAACGGCAATCCCCGAAATCCATCCCCAGTCTAGCAGCGCCGTATTAAACACTCTATTAGCGGCATTTTTGATCAGTCCGCTACCAGCAGAGAGGTCGCTACTAGAAAATGACCAATAGTCATTTCCACTGACATCTGTTCTGTCTAATAAAATTCTAGCATATCCCGTTCCAGAGCCGTTTATCCCAGATGGTAGCTCTGGAATAGTAACACCTGTATCTGAATCCTGGGGGATTCCACTTGTAAGGGCAATTGCAATAGATGAGGGTTTTGGAAAACTTTCATTCCTAAAAACATGATTCAACAGTCCTGACTCAAGATAGTCTGATAGAGCAGCCATTTATTGACTCCTTTAAAAAGTCCTCGTATTGGTATTTACAGAGTATTATACACAAAAAAAGAGCCATCACCAGAGAACTGATGATGACTCTTCTATTAGAACTTTTACAACCTAGAAGGAGCCAAGAATAACTCTGCGGTTATCAAGGACACCAAATCCAAGCTCAGCCCAACCGTACCAGCCTGTTCGTTGCAGTCTATGCATGGCGGGATCTTCGAAGACCTGAATGCCTTCCTTCATGGGCATAATAAAGGAGTCTTTAGTTGACTGGTCAAGGCCAACGATCAACTCAGTATCAGCCGTCTGGACAGCTCCAGCAAGACCAGTCGAGGAAGTAAAGAAGGTCTGGTATTGCTGACCTTCACCAAGCTCGTCAAGGTCGTGGAGGTTTACACCAAAGATATTGGTGACTGGACCCTCTCCAGCAGCGTTATAAATATTCGCTCTAACGGAGTCAGGAATCTGATCAAAACCCCAGTTGCGAACATCTTCAAGCGCTTCAGGAGAAACGTAAAGGTCGGTAAGGCGACCACGATTGGAAGAACCAGTGTTGCCACCAGCGTTTCTTCGCATAACGGTCTGCATGAGAGACACAACTCTCTTGCTAAACATACCGGCAGTAGCATCTCCATCGTAGACCAAGATGTTACGATCTGTACCAGCAGCCAAAATGGTCTGCCAGCCGTCATCATTCATCTTCTTCACGAAGCCCGCTTCCATAACCTGCATAGCGCGGGTTGCAATGTCCCATCGAGCTTCACGTGCATAGCGAAGTAGATAGTCGATTGAAGAAGTAATGGAATACGTAGGAATCTGAACGTAGTCGGATTCGACTGCTCGCTCAGGAATTCTACCATGACCAGGATTGGTGTAGGCGACGTGTTCGCCCTCTAAACCCGGAGAGATAAGATCGAGAGGATATTCCGTTGAAGCACCAGGCTCAACGTTGATCGTCTCAAAGATATTACCCAGGATATTACCAGTCAGAACTCCCTTGCGTAGAGGCGTTTCGAGAGCCTTAGCAAATTCGCGCTGAGCAGCATGAGCGACATTGACATCATGATCGCCAGATTTTCTGAGTAGTGTAATAAATTCGTCACTGGGACGTTCTATAGCTGACATATTGAAGTCTCCTTATTTATCTAGGCGATTAAGCGCCAAAGTTTGGAAGGTTAACATGGACTTTGGCGTAGCCATCTGAATCCTTAACAGAAAGGAATCGCCCAACACACAGTGCTCCAGACTCTGCGGCAGTACCCGCATCGGTCTGAATATTACCAGCAGTAGTATTGCTGGCATAAGCAAGACCTCCAGCAGTCGGATTTCCAGTGATCGAGTTCGTAGTAACCTGACCTCGGGTCATAACTGTTACCTTGCCGCCCTTTTGAACTTCATCCTTAAAATGGTTAAGGTGAGTTCTGGTTAAATCCTTATTAACAACGTCGTTAAGTAGGACTCCAATGGGAACGTCGGTTGAAACAGCGATTGCATACTTCACAAGGTTTGCGCCCTGATCCATAGCTGCTCCAGACGCGCTAGCTGCATCGAGAACAGCAACGCCTCCACGTGTCGCAGTACCAGCGTTATAAAAGTGGCTGATATCCGTTGACTCTTCTATTCTATCTGCTTTAAGTGCCATTTTAATATCTCCTATAAGAGAGTTTAGTTACTTGCTGAGAATGTGAGCGCCGATCCACTCAGACAGAGAGGCTCGTGTAGACTCTAACTCGTCTGCTTCATCGACGCTAGCTTCTACCATAGTGGCTTCCGAAGTTTCTACATCTTCGAACACTTCGGCAGTTGCTTCCTCTTCGCTGGCTTCAGAGGCGAAGGGGTTTTCTTTCTTGTCTTTTCCGTCTTTATCCTTATCCTTATCCTTATCCTTATCTTCTTTGTCCTTCTTTTCAGACTTCTTCTTCATCAGGGCCACAATAGACTCGAAGGCTTCATCGTTAAGATCGTCGAAGGATGCTAAGGATTCAGCGGCCTCTTCCTGGTCTAGGCCAGACTCCATGAGGCTTGCCATTCTACTCTGCTGCTTTTCTTTCTTCTTCCAGCCTGCAACAGCCTCTGTAGCCTGAGTCAACTCTTGGTTGGATTTGGCTAGGGAATCTTCGAGTTCGGCAACCTTGGCCTGTGTAGACTTAATTGTTTCTTCCATTTCGGCAATCGTCGAGCTGCCGACTTCGATTTGAGACTCAAAGGCTTCAACCTGAGATGCGAACTCTTTGTCTTTCGCCTCTTCGATCTTGGCTTTGACCTCTCTGTTTTCCTGTTCTGTCGAAGCAACAGCCGTTTTCAATTCGGCAACCTGCTTCTCTAGCATCGAGGTATCAGACATTTTAAGGTCTCCTATATAAAAGTTAATAGAATTATCTTCTTCTAACACAAAAGCTTTGCTTGAATTTTTATCCATGATGATGCTTCTGGGGTTGGCTGGTCTTTCAACCAGACCTTTTCCCGAGAAAGCTATGTTTTTAAAGGCTCTACCGACTTTATAGCCTTCGTACTCCCCGTCTCCTCCATAGGCTCTTAAGTGTTTCGTGAGGAATGCCGACTCTTCGTCTCTTGCTAGAACTTTTGCCTGGCCTTCTTTATTGGTCAAAGCATAATCAAATCCCGCAAATAGACACTCCATAGAAACAAACCACTTTTTATCCTCTATTTCGGAAATGATTTTACTCATTCTGTTGCTGTTTTCTGGGTCGCGCCAACTGTTATACAGGACCGCCTGAGTTATAATATCAAAATCTTCCGGCCTTTCCTCTGTATCTATCCTCTTGCCCTCTTTTGAAAGTACGTAAGACCCAGTAATATGTCCAATTATATCGTTTTCATCGTGCATAAAGTTGAACTGTTTGTCTTCTGGGGTATCTCTAGCTTGCCAGGTAGCCTCTGACATGAATACGTCGTCGTTTTTGTTCCAGCCTGTGGAAACTAAAACAGACTCTAGGTAGTAAAGGTCTATTTGATCTTTGTTTTCTGCAAAAACCTTATCAAAAATATCGCGGCTACAATTTTTGGAAATAACATCCTTAGCAGCTTCCATTGTTCCTTTATGTATAGTTGCCTCAGAACAGTATGCAACGCTGGCTGTACTCTTTACGAGTTCTCCAACGCCGTCATCTATTTCGGACTGAAATACCTTGATATCTTTCATAGCTTTTATACCTCTATGAATTATACACAAAAAAAAGAAAAATGTGGGAATTCTATATCTTATCCACTATGACAAGCTCTATGAATGTACCTATGGACCTCTTTTTATACTCATCTATAGACATGTTGGACGTTGCTATGTTCAGATCTCTTAGGGCTTTCAGCATGACTGCTGGAGTCTTCTTGTTGGACGCCAGTATGGATTTTATGGATTCAGCCGTCACGTCTGACATCAGATCTACGTTGGTAAGGATATCTAGTTTTAGTCTTTCCAGATCTGAAACCTCTGCCTTTGTGAGCTTCCTCATATTGGCCTTGCCCTTCATTCCAAGAAAAGCAGCCGTGGTAACCTCTGAGATTTTATCGAAGGAATCTTGTGTCCATATGATAAGCTCTGCCACTCCCGGTTTTGACCTTGGGGTTTCTGTACGTTTCTTTCTAGGGCCGTCATCCTTCTTTAGTGGTGGTCTACCATTCCGGGACGGAGGTTTAGGTTTGTTAGGAAGCCCTGGACCACCAGTGGGTTCTGGTTTAGACATGTGGAGAATATCAGACTCTGGAATGCTTGTCTCTAAGCCAACATCATTAGGTGTCACCTTGTTGGTTTGTAGGGCGATCTTTTCTAGATCCTTGTCGTGCTGTGGATTGTGATAAGGGCTAGCCTTTTCAGGTAGGCTCTCCTTGTCTCTCTCCTTAGATTCTCTCTTAAGTCTAATTTTTTCGATTGATGGTATCTCCTTGAATCTTTCAAGAATTGTCTCGTGACTAATAATATCTCTATCCGCTAGCTGTATAAGTAGGTTCTTTTCAGACGTTTCGTCAGATAGGCTCATCTGATCAAATGCTATCTGCGCGGGTCTTTTGAAACCCATAGACTTCCTAACGATCTCAATTTCCTTCTCCCAAAACCGAGTAAGAAGCTCTCTACCATATTGCAGTCTTTCTACTAGGGTTTTTAGTGATATAAAGTTATTAGTAAACCCACCACCATTACCAGGTGCGCCAGTAAGAGTTGGGGGTACGCCAAGTCCAGCATAAATAGCGTTCAAAACAGAATCGTATTTTTCTGAACCCAGGAATTTATATACCTGACTGTTAGACTCAGTGTATGAGAGTTCTGGACCCCAGACTAGCTCTCTGGTTCCACCACCCGGATTACTATATAGGACATCCCTTACCTTGTTTATACCTTCTTTTGTTGGTAGTATTCTATGTTCAAGGTTTCCCAGGGTCCATAATCTTGTGTTAGAAATGGCACCATCCAGGGCAGACAAATCTGCCAGTCTCATCTTCTCCAGCATGATAATATCATCTAGGATAGCATAAATCATAGGGTTGGCCCATTCCAACCAATCATCCTTTTTGTAGTAGAATACACACAACCTATCTGGGTCGAGTGGTATCTTGTTTTCGCCCTTGTTAATACTTTTCTTAATGTCAGGAGGGAAGGTGTCTAGATATTGAGCTGGAATAGTACCGTCACGAAAATTATCTATAAAAGAACTTGATGTAATCTGGAATTCTTTTCTTCCAAACAATAGGTTCATTTTTCCATTTACTGAGTCTACTGATATTGGATTAAAGAAATTATAACGCCAGGGAATTGTTCTTTCGTCAAATTTAGGGACTTGAACCTTTATGTCAGCCCCCAGGGATTTAATATACTTTGTTACAGCCGGTGTAACCTTGGCGCTACTTCGATAAACAAGAACGTTGCCTGCCCTATAAAGCAGGTTGAGAAATCTTTCAGACCTCTCTTTTCCTTCTACTCTCTTAAACCATTGCTTATAGAAACTTTCGACACCCTTGCTTTCATGTACAATATTTATCCCCTGACTCCCAAAGTCTCCCATTAAGTCAATTACATTCCTTATAATACCAACCTTGTCGTATGCTTCCATACTCATTTTAATTATTCTTTTTTGACGACGAGGGACTTGCTCTCCCGGCCTGAACGCATCAAAGTCCTGTCGGGTAAACCCTGTACGTACACTCCTGTTTGGCTCTATGTCCCTAAAGTCCCTGGAGTGAGACCCTTGGGATTTGTTGTAGGCACCACCGTAGGCGCTGCCCGCCTGTGAGTACTGCTCCATAGCAAGAGACTTACTGTTTTTGTCAAGTTCATCCCAGGTTACTGAAAACTGGTCTTCGCTCATAGTAGTCCCTTTAGTCAGAATGTATTTAGAATGTAATGGTTACTATAAAGTATACACAAATTTAGTAGACATTGCCCATTCCTTCAGTAAACCATCCTGGACCATTAGAATACAATTGCCCCCGTTTGTTTTCACCCTCTCTCAAGGTAGCAAAGCCTCCGTAGAACTGGTGGTCTTCTTCAGTCGGGGTTCTATTTATTGTCCTAGCTGCCATATTTGCCATGATCAATGCGGAGTACCTATCCTTTCTCATTTTGTTCTTCTTCCCTGCGGCTACGATAACTTCTGGAGTGTCCCACCTGTCTCTACCTGCCGAGGTCTGCGTCATCTGGATCATTGCTAGCTCATCTTTAAGTTCTTCAATCTCAAGAACACACTCTTCCAGGGTGTCAAACATTCGACCTTTCAGTCCGTCTTCAGCGTTTGAGACACTCAAACTAATAGAGTCAAACATCGGGAACAAAGTATTTTTATCTTCAAAGTCTTTCCTTAGACCATGATTCGCCTCTGCCAACCAATCGTATTTTGCAAACTGGCACATCTCCAGAATATGTAGACCCTTCTCGTTGTCTGTATCTTGTGGCTTATCATAGTCTATAATTGGCCAGATTGCGTGTTCTCCTTCTTGTATCTTATCCGTATCGTGTAGAGATTCCATTACTGCAATTCCACCGCCCTGCGCATCCATAGCAATGTGTAGACAGGGAAACAGTCTCATCAAATCCCTTATTTTCCTTGCACAGTACGCATAAAAATCCTTCTCCTTGGAGAAACCCTTCTTGATCTTTTCTCTATGCTTATCTCTTGTTGTTGTCCAACAGTAAACAATCTTTTTATTGTCATTATCTAGCTCCATTACAATTATACTAAAGTTGTCAACCTCTGAAGCGGGGTCTACACCAAATATGTATTTCTTGTCTTTGTCCCCCATTAGCTTGGCTTTATAAATAATAGGCTCGTCTTTTGAGTCTCTAATGCTATTCTCTTCGTTACAGACACAGCTCTCTATTAAGGTACGCTTGAAGAAGCCGTGAGAATCGCGTGTAAAGCACGCTCCGAACTCCATTTGATATATTCCAGCATGGACGGTTGCCTTCGATCTGGCGACCTGTGAGGCGTCCATAAAGCCGTCTGGTAGAAGCTCGTAAGGTATGCGTATAACTGAGTAGTCGCGCCAATCAAAATCCGGTGGGGCATCTTCTCCACCAAATACTTCCCTGAGTTTACTCTCCTCTCCTTTGCTGTTGATTATAGACTTCCATTTCTTCCAGTATGTAGCAAAATGGTTAAAATCATAATATGCCGTACCAGATAATATAATTTGATTATCTTTGTTGTCTACGGTGCTACCTGTATTTACTTCCATGTCTATCCCATGCTGTCGGGCTTTATTTTTTGAGGCAGTTTTTTTTACATTTTCTATTGGGTCTGCTTGAACAGCAGCGAATCCCGCGACGACTGTCTCGAAAATATCCCTTGGTATAGAAGCAAATTCGTCACTAATAATATCGTTTGC